CTAGAAAAAATGGTGCTGGTACATCTTTTGATATGACAGACACTGCTGGTGGAAGCACTTTTGAAATGTTAGACTCTTCTGTCCCAACTCAAACTGCAACTCAATTTGAAATCCCATCTAACTCTGTTAGATTAGGTTTTCATTTTCAACCTGCAGGAACTGAACTTGGTCAATCAAGTGCACAATACAAATTGTACTTAGACGGTAAGAAAGTTGGAACGCAAGCAGCTACAACTGTTCCAGATGACATAGCTTTAGAACTAAAAATTTTCATAGAAAATAAAGGTACTACTGCTAATCAATTGGCTACAGATTGGGTTCAAACAATCCAACAAAGATAATAAATTTAACTAAGGCCCTTCGGGGCCTTAGTATAAATTAATAGGAGAAAAAAATTATGCCAAATGTATCACACATTAAAGCAAAAACATTTGTACCACAGGCTGCTAGCACAACTGCTATTGCAGCTGCACAAACTTTAGGTGGTGCTGGAAATATGACACTATCGAGCTCGTCTGTAAACGATGGCTCTAATATGGCTACGACTGTAACTTTAACTTCTACAGGAAATATCTCTGGAGTAACTTTTACAGTTACCGGAACAGATGCAAACGGTTCAGCGGTTACAGAAGACATTACAGGACCAAATAATACTACAGTAACTGGATCACAAGCTTTCTTAACTGTAACTCAAGTTGCAGCTGACGGAGCAGTGTCAACAGCTACTTCTGCAGGGTTTACGGCTACTACTACAGGTCAAGGAATTGTTTTTGCTGGAAGAACTAAAATTAGAGGTATGGAAGCATACTCTGATAATGTTGCTGGTAATATAAATTTTAAAAATTCATCACAAAGTGGAACTGTTGAATTAGCAATTTATTCAGGTGCTGCTGATGGACCTTTAGAACCATATATTCCAGATAACGGAGTGTTGTTTTCAAATGGAGCATACGTAGATATGCAAGCTACTCAAGTATTAGAGGGTCTTACAGTTTACTACGACGGGTAAGGAGTATAAATGGCCAACACTACTTCAGGCTCTTATGTTTTTGATAAGAACCTAGGCATTGATGAAATTATTGAAGATGCGTATGAGCGTATTGGTATTCAAGGAACTTCTGGTTATCAATTAAAAACTGCTAAACGATCTTTAAATATTTTATTTTCTGAATGGGGCAATAGAGGATTACATTTTTGGGAAGTAAAAAATCAAAGTGTAGCTTTAGTAGACGGTCAAGCAGTTTATACTTTTTTTAGATCACCATCTGACGGAGCTTCAGATGGCATTAGCACAACTTTATCCGCAGGCATAAATGCAGCTGTAACAACTATTGGTGTTGCATCCGTAACTGGAATGCCAACAACAGGCGGGATCATAACTATAGGAACAGAACAAATTACTTATAGCGGTATATCTAGTCTAAATTTAACTGGGTGTGTAAGAGGAGTTAACGGCAGTACAGCCGCTACACATAGCAGTGGCGACACAGTTTTACAATTTCCAAATGGAATGACTGATATACAAGAACTAAATTTTAGAGACGCATCTACAAACGTAGATACACCTATGACAAAAATTAGTAGATCACAGTATCAAGGATTTTCTAATAAGACTTCAAAAGGTTTGCCTACACAATATTGGGTGCAGAGATTTATAGATAAAGTTACTGTTACTTTATACTTGACACCAGGTTCTTCACAAGCTGGTGATTTTATAAATTTTTATTATACAAAAAGAATTGATGATGTGGGTGCTTATACAAATGCAAGTGACGTACCTTACAGATTTGTACCATGCATGATTGCAGGTTTGTCTTACTACTTGGCTGTAAAATATGCACCACAAAGAGTTCAAGAACTAAAGATGTTATATGAAGATGAATTGTTAAGAGCAGAAGATGAAGACGGTTCTTCTAATTCTACATACATCTCACCTAAAATATATTATCCGGGTATTGGCTAATGACTACTTTTTCTCAAGGTAAATATGCTTTAGCTATTTCAGATAGATCAGGCATGGCTTTTCCATATAACGAAATGGTTAGAGAATGGAATGGTGCCCTGGTCCATGTTTCAGAATACGAGCCTAAACAGCCACAGTTAGATCCTAAACCAACAAGTGCAGATCCACAAGCTTTACAAAGAGCAAGAACTGCTAGAACAGAATTTGCAACAGAAGATTTTTTACCTGAAAACCCTTTTACAACATCAAGTGGCAGCAGTAATTTAATAATCTCATTTCCAAATGGAGCTTTGCAAGTAAATGATTTTATTAGATTAAGAAATGTTAAAACTCCTGTAGGTGGTTTTGCTATCACTACATTACAATTATCTACAACTTTAAATGGTGCGATTACAGATTCCGCTACTACAATTACTCTAGCTGATGCGTCAGCGTTTCCAACATCAGGTTTTGTTGTAATAGAAAAAGTAAATAGCACAACAGGATTTTATGAAAATGAAGTTATTGAGTATACTGGAAAATCTTCAAACGATTTAACTGGATGCACGAGAGGGACAAGTGCTCCTTACAGAGGGGTTAGTCCTGTAAATACAACAGCGAGTGAACATGCAACAGGAGCAAAAGTATTTGGAGGTTATAAAGTACAATCTTTAAATGAAACGCAAGTACCAAGCACTGGACAACCAGCATTAGTAACTCAGTTTGACGGTGTAGATGTTACTATATTAAGTAATGCTACAAGCACAGAAACAGGAGGCGGTTTTCAGTGTACAATTGGACCGATAAATGATAGGGCTTAATTATGTCAGGAATTTCAAAATATACATACACAACTTTAAAAACTGCAATTCAAGATTATACTGAAGTAAGTTCAGATGTCTTAACTACCACTATTTTAGATGGAATTATCATGGCTGCTGAAATGAGAATTAATCAAGAGTTGCCAATGGATGCTGATAGATTTGTTCAAGAAGGGACTTTAGTTGCAGATGACAATACTATTAATGCACCTGCAGGAGCCTTATTTATAAGAGGTATAGAAGTTTTTGATTCTACAGCTAACACACAAGGAAAAGGAACTTGGTTAGAAAAAAAAGATCAAAGTTATTTATCAGAATATGTAGATAGATTAACAGGAACAGAGGGAGATTTGACTGCACAGGATGTAACTGGTTTTCCTAAATATTATGCTATGTTTGGTGGGGCAACTGGCACATCTAGCACGACATCTGGAGGAATGTATCTAGCTCCTACACCTGACGCAAATTATATGTTTAGAGTATATTATAATAAATATCCTACAGGATTAGGTTCTGGAAGTGATGGAAGTTCAGAAACTTATTTGAGCACATACTTCCCGCAGGGTTTATTATATGCTTGTTTGGTAGAAGCATATGGATTTTTAAAAGGCCCAATTGATATGTTGACACTATACGAAAATAAGTATAAAAATGCATTACAACAGTTCGCAGGAATGCAACTGGGTAGACGAAGACGAGACGATTATACTGACGGAACAGTTAGAATACCAGTTAAGTCACCGTCTCCATAAATGAGGAGAAAAAATTATGGCAATAACATCGGCAATATGTAACAGTTTTAAAAATGAACTTATGACTGCGACACATAACTTTACTGCGTCTACAGGGAACACTTTTAAAATTGCACTATACACAAGTTCAGCAACTTTAGGTGCGTCTACTACAGCGTATAGTACATCAAATGAAATCACTAACTCTTCTGGATCTGCTTACACAGCAGGCGGAAAAGCTTTAACAAACATTACTCCATCTTTAGATGGATCAACAGCTTGTGCTGACTTTGATGACGTTAGTTTTACGTCAGCTTCTTTCACAGCTAATGGATGTTTGATTTACAATGACACAGCAACAGGTGATCCTGCAGTTTGTGCAGTAGCTTTTGGTGGAGACAAAACTGTTTCAAGTGGAACTTTTACTATTCAATTTCCTGCTAAGGCAGCAACAACAGCTATAGTAAGAATAGCATAAGGAGACAATCCTTATGTCGGTAACCCGAACATTTACAGTAACCGTATCCGATCCGGGTTCCGGCAATAAATATTTTATTGATGGTGTACAACAAGCCACAATAAATATTGCTGAAGGTGGAACATATAGATTTAACTACCCATCAGGACACCCATTTAAGTTTTCAACAACTTCAGACGGCACACATAATAGTGGGTCCGAATACACGACAGGTGTAACTCACAATAGCTCAACACAAGTAACCATAGTTGTAGCTAGTGGTGCACCAACTTTATATTATTATTGCTCGTTACACTCAGGAATGGGTGGTCAAGCAAACACACCCGCTTCAAACACGTATGGAGTATTTGCTTGGGATGATGGAGAGTGGGGAGCTCAAGGTGATAACACAGCATCACTAACTGGAGTGTCAGCTACAACTTCTGTGGGAGATCCCGTAGTTGGTGCTGAACAAGGTTGGGGTAGAGATGCATGGGGAACAGAAC